AATATATATGATCTATTAGGCACATCTTTAACTATCATGTGCAAATAATCTCTTGTAGCACTTTGCCTTGCAGGTCTCAAATTTACTTCGTATTCACCATGTGGTATGCATGATATGCTTCTTTGATTATCTCTATATGGCAATTCTAATGTATCACAAAACATTTCACCATTAATATATAATTTACCAATAGTAGATTTATCAGTGAATGTATCACGTATAATCAAAAGATTAACGCCCTTGTCCTCTATAATGTTTTTTGAAGGCATTTTGTCTTTTACTTGCGTTTTTGGAGTGTGTTCCTTTTCGCTTTCTTCTAGTAGATTTAAAAGCACTAACAGCAAATTTTTTAGCCATTTTTTAATTTTTGTCAAATTTGATGAATTTATATATTGTAAAAGCTATTGCTAATATTAAAGATACAAGAGTTAAAACCTCATTGCAATCAGTAATACTGAAGCCAATAGCACTTCCGTTAGCTATTCCTACTTGTATTGTGTCCTTTAGGTCGTTCATTTGTTTTTGTTTTAGGCATTTTATCCAAGTAAGATTTTAGCCGAGTTATATTTATTGTTTTTGGTTTGTAATAGTTTTTCATTAATACGATATATCAGGAGTTAAAAAATCTCTTAATGTGAGTTTTGTATCATTTTGCATTGGTCTTTCTAAATTCATTCCTGCATAATAGTTTGCTCTTGATGGGTTAACATCTGCACCACTATTTGTTGAATATTCAGGGTAACTAGAAGTGTTGTTTCTAATATAATCAATTAATCTTTCCCTGTAATACTCACCTGTATTTTTTATTTCCTCACGTAAATGTTGTGCTTCTTCTGTACTTAATGCATTACCTGTTTCAGATGTTTTTGAAAATATATTTCCATTTTCAATTTTGAAACGTAAAAAAGGAATAGCATGGAAAAAACTAAAATTAACTAAAACATCAGCAATATAATCATCAAGAAGTGTTTTGTATGCAGCGTTAGCAATATTACCTATTGTTCCTGCTGTTATTAAGTCTTTGATTTTTTGTGTTAGTTCTGTACCTAAAGCTGTTTCAATATAGAGTTTTTGCGCTTGTCTAATATATGGTAAAAGCAGATCAGTTGAAACATTTAAGTTTATTGCGCTACTGTCTTTTAGTTTGCTTTCTGATATAAATAATACGTATGCCATAATTATCTAGGTTTTAAAAATCCATTATTTCTCATTCTCTTTGGTGGTCTTGCAACTAGGTTGTCATTTTTTTCAGCAGTAAAACCTTCACTTCTTGCTTTTGTATAACCAATCAATTGGCTGTCATCTATTTTAGCTTTAGCATTTCTCAATGATGTTTTATAAATTCTACGCAACCAAAAATGATGACAGTTACCACCACCCTTGTAAAGTTTTAACTTGTTGGTTTTCAATGAGTTACAACAATCTTGATGTTGGTCTGCTAACCAAATTGAATATTTTAAATCACCATTTGCACCCCACCCAATATTTCTGCCTTGTTTATCAGAATAATAATAATCATTTACAACCATATCACTCATTTGTAAAATATCTTCTTTTCTATAAACTTTATTTGCTTCCATCATTTTTACACAAAATGGTCTTTCTTGTCCTGTTTCATTAACTAAAAAATTATCCTCTGCGTAAACATATCTAACTTTATAAAAGTCATTAAAAGATTTGTTTACTCCATCTTGACTACTTCTTGCATTAGGTCTTGCTGTTCCTGTTGATGCTAATTCTATTTTTTTATTCGCTTCTTGATTAAGTGTTTTCTCAAAATCAAAATCTTGATGTTCACCATCAACAACTTCTTCATCAACTAATTCCCAATCATCAGGAATATCTTCCATTGATTCTAAAAATGTTTCAAATATTTGTTTATGTGACAGTTCTAAACCTTTTATTTGATCGTGGTTTTCACAAGGCATGAAATACTCCTTGCCATCTTGTGTGTGTATGTGACTGCCTTTACAACCTATTCTTTCAGCCTCTGCCTCCGCTTCTTCTTTTGTTTCATATAACGGCAACTCTTGCCCATCAGTAACCATTGAACCAACTTTAGCTAAACTTAATTTTTCATCAACAACTTCTTCTTCTTCTTGTAATGCAGGTAAACCTAAACTTTCACGTATTTCATCTTGTGTCATTACTTCACGTATTGTCTTGCTATCAAACTGTACTGTAATAGGTTTTAATTGTTCAAACTCAACTGGCAAATCCATATTGTTTACACTAAATATAATTTGTAATGTATCAAGTATATGTGTTTGAAATGGTCTTATTACTGTGTTTTGATAAAAGTTTGCTGCATTTATTAATTCATCTGTGTTTGAACTAAAACCATTTTTACTATCAATTCCCATAAGAGTTTTTGATGTCACTCTATGTCCTGTTAGAATGTTCTGTACCAGTAGTTCCTGCAATGCCAAAAATTGCTTATCTGCATCTGAAACGCTTATCGGATTGATTTCAGGTGTTCTAGTTTTATCATCTGAAAAAGTCAATATGAACTTACCACTATTTTTAGCCCCCGCGAACTTTTCTTTTAAACTTTGTTCAATAGAAAATCTTTCTTCTTGTGTTGGTACTCCATTTGCAAAACTAATAAAGTATGAACCACTAAAACCATTCTCAATATTATTAAGGTGAAACTCTGCAACCTTTTGATCACATAAAGCCCAATTACAACAAGCCAAATAATCAGGGGTGTGGTATATATCCATGTTAGGTGAATAAGCACCAGTATATAATAATTGACTGGCTGAAGTTCTATCTTTGGTATTAAAAGCAGGAATTGGGTATGGTCTATTCATTCTTGTATTGCTCCAGTCTGCACTTATAAAATAAGTATCTACTTTGCCCATTGCATTTGGTCTACCTGCTCTTACTCTTTCAACAGGCACGTGGTGTATTTCTGCTATTTCTGTACGTTCTTTATTATAAATAATGTGTAAAGCATAAGCACCTTGAAGTTTAAAATCAAAAGCAATCTTTTTAACTATTTGGTGTAAAGTTTCTTTACTGTTTGCATTTCTAAAAAACTTTTTTAATTTGACAAATCTTTCAAGGTTTTCTTCATCACTTTCAATAACTAGTTTTTCACCTGCAATCATTTCAGAAGTAGAATTAATTACTGCCGCATGTGTCGAACTGTTGTAATATAAATCTATAAGAAATTGAGGGTACAAATTTTTCCAGTTCTCCGTACCATACTCAATAAAATCTTTGCCCCTTACTTCTTCAACTATTGGGGCTGTTTGTGTTTCTAAATTTATACTTAAAATTTTATCATTCATGTTATTCTTCTTTATACCATTCTGTTGTACTCATTATTGCAAGTATATCTTCATGGTTGTATTGTTGCAAACCTACTAAAAATGCAGGTGTTTCACCTTTAAATTTTAAAACGCATTTTGTACTATCTAGAGAAAGTCTTAATGTTTCTAAACTTGTTTGTTCTACAAGGTTAAAATCAATTAAGTTTGCATTTGTCATTTCAAAAATTACGTATTTCATATTTTATTTTTAAGGTACATCTGTACTAAATGTTGTTCCATTAATTAATGTTCCTGAATTACCTTGCCCTGATTGATCTCCTATTGTTGTACCTGAACCTTCTTCATTTCTCCAATAACCAACCAATCCAACTTCACCAACTAAATTACTAGGTTTGCCACCATTATAAATTGATAATATTTCAGCAGCAGTTTTAGCCCTACCAAATATTGCAAACTCATCTATGTTACCCTTCCAAAAATCAGTACCTGATAAGGCATTATGCCCTAAATGTAAAACAGTTGCCGAACCACTCCATGTTCCAAAACCAGTTTGCGTTGCACCAAATTGTATACCATTTATAAACGCTTTTAATTCATTTGCACCAGTATCCCAAGTTAAAGCAACATGTGCGTAACCACCGCCCTCAATAACAGTTGCAGCTTGTACTTGTGTATTCGTACCTGCTGCTTTATACATAAATTTAATCTGATTACTTGCGTGTAAATAAATAATAGTAATTTGATTATTTGCGTTTACATAATATTTAAAAACAGGCGCATTTATACTTGTTGTTTCTAATTTAACCCATGCCGAAAATGTACCTCTATTGACATCAACAACGCCTACTGCACTACTTAAATTTACATAGTCATCAACACCATCATAATCCAAAGAAAACACATTACTAAAAGAGTTTCTATTAGCAATACCACCAATATTTTGTCCAAGTTTTAAAGCTAACATATTAAGTAGTTATACCTTCGCTGTAACATATTGCAATACCACTTGTTAATGTTAATGCTGTTACATTCATAAATAAACTTGTACCTGCTGGTAATGTAGTTTGTAATGCTGATTCCCCTGTTGCATCAGCTACTGTTATTGCTGAAACAACAGAATTAACAGGAAAGTAAACACAATAAAAGTCTTTTGAACTTACTGCTGCTGATGAAGTGACTATTTCAGTACTTCCGTTTTTACCTAATTGTTCTGTTAATAATTGTTGTACGTTTTCAATTGCCATTTTTTATTTTTTTATTGTCCATAATATATATAATTGTTACCACTTGTTTCAGTATGTTGTGTATATTGTACTTCTTCTGTTCCACTTTTATCATCAACATACATCATCCCTTTTGTTACAAGCCCCTGAACGACACCATGAGTTGAAGCAACAGGAAGTATATCATTTTCTGTAATAGGTGCATTACCAACACTAATTGCTACTGCTCCAGTCCAACTAACCTCAAACACTTCATAGTTCCAATAACCGCTAGGTTTTAAATCAATATCACCTGTATAAACATCAGGCGTTGCATTATAAGTAAAACTTAATTGTGTAAACCTGTCAAAAACTGAATGTACATTACTATAAGCATATTGAACCGCTTTGTTCATGTCATTTGTAAATTTTACTAAATATCTTATTTTATCAGAACTAACTGATGTATTTATTCTGTTATCTTCTGTTTGTACAAAAGCAGTTAAATCAGTTTCAGTTATTGCTTGAATCATACTATATAATAGAAAAATCTAATATTTATTTGCTTATAAAAGAAAAGAGTGACTTTCGCCACTCTAATCAACATATATGAAAAAACTACAAATCAAATTATACTGAAACCACAAATGGTGTTCCTTTATTTGTAAATCCACTATTATCAAAAATAGATGTAGTGTAATCTTCTAAAAATGCCATTGGTCTTGTTTCAAGTCCTGTGAAAGTTAATGTATAACCATTTCTATCACCGAATGCTGCTCCTGTTTCAGCAGTACCTGTATTCAAGTCCATACCATTTTCAAAACCTAAAGCTAGAATTGCATCATGTCCTGAAGCTAATTTTGCATTTAGTTCTACAAAAATTCTTAATTTACTTTGTCCTAATAGTTTAATTTCGTTTTGATCCTCTTTCGTTAATTTATTTAACATTATATTTAATGTTGGTGTAAAGAAAAGAGTTCCGTTTTCTGTCGAACCTGTAAGGGTGTCTACTACATTTGCAACTCCCAGAGGCATAACATATTTAAAAATACTTTTGTTGTTAAAATCTATTGTATCAATCTCTTGTGGGTTTGTTCCATCATAAGCATAGTCCGTACTCCCAAAGTCTGAATATACTGAAAAGTAAACATTTTTAACACCCCCTGCAATCCTGTTGCAGTCAAGACCTCTACCTTTTGTTAATGCTGTACATGCCATATTTATTTATTTTTTTAAGGTTAAAGCAGTGAGGGCAAAAGCCCCCACTTCTGTTAAATTTGTTTTATTATGATTGTCTTACAATATCTGCTCCAACACCTGATTGTACACCTGCACTATATTTAGCAACTAATCTCATATTGTCTGAACCATCAAGGTTAGCCATGTCTAATAAGTTGATTCTAGTGTGGTCTGAGATCAAGTCCGTTCCAAAAAATAAATTGCTTCTTTCTGCTGCAACTAATTGGTTGTCAACCATTCCTGGACAAACTGCAATCTTGTAACCTTCAAAAACTGGCTCATAGTCACCATTCATGTTATATGCATTTACATATCCTAAAGTCGAAACTGCTGATATATATAATGAATAAGTTTTAGAGTTCATGTAAATATACAAGTCCTCTTTTCTTAATATCGGTGAAATGTTTGCAGCCATATCTGCTGTTAATGTTTGTAGGTTTGCTATAATGTTATCTGCTGTATAAGCACCTGAAGCTGATGATTGAATTACTGTTGTATCAGCATTTGTACCTGTTGGTAATAAAAACCCATTAGTATCAAGGAAACCTTGGAATTGTCCATTAGTTCCACCTGCTCCATTCCATATAGAAGTTTCAACTCCATTAGCAATGATTTCAGCCATGTAAGAAATTACATAATCTTCAAATGATGGTGGTGGTGGCGCACCTGCTCCTGCTCTCATTTCTAACGCCTCCCATGAAGAAAGTAAATTTTTCTTACATAAATCAAGGTTTATCTGTAACAATTTTGGCTCAAGAACACGTTCTGTAAGCTCAAGTTTTCCTTGACTATCAAAATCACAAGTTGCATTTCTTATAAGACCTTCACCTCCTGCATCTGTTCCATGTGACATTTTTTGTATAACACTCTTGAATTTTATGTTTTCAATCGGTGTTAAAAACTCTAAAGACTTCGCTTCTTTTAAAGCTGCTGATATATAAAAACCTGCTGCTTTACCTGAAAACGAACTCCCTGTAATAGTTGGTTGTGACATAATTATTTTTTTTTAAGTTATTATTTATTTAAATTATATAAAAATTTATCTTTTGAAGAAAGTTTATTGTATTGCTTTCTGCTTAAAACTGGTTTTTCTGAACTAAACTTGTTGATGTTTATTGGACTATCAGCAGGTGTTTCAGACAATTCAGTTTTTAATTTTTCATTTTCTTTTTTAAGATTTGCAATCACTTCTTCAGAAGATAGTTCAACTTTTTCTTCTGTATTTTCTTCTGACAT